TTCTTAGCCATTAGGAATTCTTTCCGACAGCCTGTTTATTCATTCCTTTTTTACAAATTCCACCACCTCTTAGACCTTGTCTTTTTAATCTTTCAGTGGCTTCCATTAATCCACCTTCAGCTTTGCTGCCTCTAAAATCTTTTCTTTTTACACCAGATGGATCTTTAATTTTACCTGCACATATTTTGCTAGCATATGCATTCGCGTATGCTGACGGATAAACTTTAAATTTTCTTTTTGCTGCTGCTTTTCCTCTAGGACAAAGTTTAGTCATTATTTTTTCCTCGCTGTTTGTTTTGCTCTTGCAAAGTTAGCTGCAGTTGGTGCACCTTTAGCACCTTTCTTACGCATCTTACCGCCTCTTTTTCTTTTAGCATGTATGTTTGCGTATAAACCTGGTCTAGCCATTATGCCTTCTTTTTCTTTTTCTTGCCATTAATTACACCTCTACCTTTTAAGATATCAGCAAAAGTTACTTTACCATCTCCTGTTAAATCAGGAAACTTAGAACCTTTTTTCATTCCAAATCTACGGCCCATCATTCCGCCGCCCATTTTTTGTTCTCTCACATTTCCTTTGTATTTTACTTCTGGTTTATCTCCAGGTTTAATAGCGTGAGTGCTTTTACCGTGTTTAAATTGAAATGCTCTTTTAGTGTCAATCATCTTTTTTCTAGATTTTTGACCTTCTTTAATCATCTGTTTACCAGATTTAATTTTTTTTTCTGCACCCTCTAATTCTCTAATTCTTTTTACATACTCATCTGATTTAGTTCTTTTTACACTTCCAGCAACATCTTTTGTTGGTTTAACAGATTTAATATCTGGAGAAACTTTTTTACTCCTTGGTATTGATTGTACAATTTTATTAGAGATGTATCCTAAAAATTTTTTCATTTTTTTCCTCCGTTTCTAAAAATCTGTGTACCCTTTATACCATAAATTGACGCCACGACAAGGATCCAAAGATTTGTGAACCATGACGGAAGCTGCGAGAACATCTCAAAGAATAATTTTACTTTGTCCATGGCAGTTGGGTCATCCGATATTACTGCATACGCAAGCACCAACACGGGCAAACTTAAAATTATCAAAACTGCCTCGTCTTTCCAGTCTGATTGTCTAGCTTCTAACAATTTACCCTGGTAAGCCTCCTCACCCTGGGCCATTTTAGTAGCATGCATTAGTTGTGCCTCTGACATTGCCATTTTTGTCTTCTGCTTGTTAGCATATATTTTACTTCCAGCAGAGACGGCTAATTTTATTGCCGATAACCACATATTAGTACGCTTTAGAGTTTCTTTTCTTTTCTGCCAGCATTCTTTTTTGGCCACCAACTGGCATTTCAGGTTTTCCTGTGCCAATAAAGTTAAAAGCCTTGTCAGCAGTTGTTTTAGATCTAGGATCTATCTCAACTTGTTGTTCACCGACTTGAACTGGTTTAATTTTATCAAGTTTTTGCATTTATGCTCCTTTTTTTACTCCTTTTATAACACCTTTGTTCTTAG